TGTCTGGATTATTTTTTGCGTATAATACACGTCTTCGGCGTAAATTGCAAGTGTCCCCGCTAACTTTTCCAGGTCCACTATGTCATTGACATACTGCTTCTTTCTCTCTTCTCTGAAGTCCTCATAATGATGGTTATTATTCAGCAGTTCGATGTAGTAGGATATGGATTCACACTTGGTCTCAAAGATCCTGAGCCCCCAGCTCGCATTAGGTTTATCAACGGGTTTTATTTGGTCATCTGCTGGGTTAAATGTTCGAATCCCCATAAGATTGTTGCCTTCAACGGCAAACCGTGATCGTCCCCACTCTGACTCATGAATTGCTTGCGCCACTACTAAATCAACCGGAATCCTGTTCCCTCCATCCTCCATAGCATTCAAATGTAATGTGCATTCCTTCACATCTTTAATAAATTCATTGTTATTAGCGTAATCCATTACTGGATTAAAGCTGAAACAAATCAGCAATGATGTGCACAGCCAGTTCATCCGCCCCAACTTTCATTCATTTCCGTATCCACTTTTGATGGAACCTCCAATTCAACACAATTTTCCATTATTTCCTTTATTTGTTTTCCCTGCTTTTCATCCTTGACGGAACAATCCAATTCGTCATGAACCTGTATGAGAGGGATAATTCCCAGTTCCTCATACACGTCAACCATTGCTTTTTTGGTTTGATCCGCGGCTGACCCCTGGATCAGTCTGTTCAACGCCTTATAGGTATATGCTCTCTTGATTGCAAATCCATGTTCAGTCTGTGCTTGATTCAGTGGCAGAGCCTTGTGCACGCCCCATTGAGTGGGCTCCCACAAATCAAAACGGCATTTTCTTCCAAGCAGAGTCCTGATAACCCCCTTGCTGTTGGCACGGTTCATAACCGCTTCCAACATGCCTTTCATAAATGGAACTTTAGCATGGAAATCCTGTAGCATTGTTTTCGCTTCTTGGGGCTCCATGTCCAATTCACGGGCCAGTTTGTGATAACCCATGCCGTACATGACGCCTAGTCCGATAGTCTTCGCAAGGCTTCTCTGAACTCCTGCCATGTCCGCTGTTTGTTGGTGAAAGTCGAGGTCTTTTTCAAGGTATGCTTCCTGTACTTCCCTAGAACCTGGTTGCTTGACAAGTCGCGCGAAATGCGTGAGCAGTCTTGGCTCCTGCTGTGAGTAGTCCGCCTTGAGCCAGTATTCTCCTGCTTCCGGAATGAAGATTTTCCTAATGTCTTTCGCGAACTGACCCCTGCTCGGAATCTGTTGTAAATTAGGATGATTGTAAGAAAAGCGACCAGTGACAGTACCTCCACTGTCAGACCTAATTTGGTTAATGTGGGCATGTATTCTTCCCTCCTTGTTGTGTTTTATGAGACCATGCAGAAAGGTTCCCCTTAACTTGTTCAGTTCCCTCGCCTGCATGATTAATCGAGGCAGTTCATGCGGATGGTCCGTCAGGAACATCTTGGTGAATGATGGAGAATCCGTCTTTTTAGTTCTTTCATACGGCAGGTTCAAAGCATCAAAAGCTTTTGCAATTGAAGCCGCCGCCCATATCTCCACATTAAGGTTGGTAAGATCCCTGATTCTCTTCAGTAATTTCTTTTCTTTGTTCTTAAATCGTTCTATCAATTTCTCAGCGCTGTGGGTATCTATGCGCACCCCTTTTTTAGTCATTTGAAAAATTACATTGATTAATCGGCATTCCATGTCATATACTGTCTGTAAATTATCCTTGGTGATTTCCCATGATAATTTCTCATGAAGCTTTAATGTTAACCTTGCATCTTTTTCAGCGTATTCTCCAACAAACTGTGCCGGTAATCTGTACATTTCATTCTTCGGGTCTACTCCAAATGCATCTGCAGCTTCCCTCAATTTTGTTTCATTTTTTCTCTCCCCTAGGTACTCTCCTGAAACGCTATTTAAGGTATAGGAGAACCGATTCTCATCAATAAGCGCCATGGCAACCATGGTATCGTGTATTCTACCCTTGACTTCTATTCCCAGAGTGGAGAGCCAGCCAATGTCATATTGAGCATTGTGAAACACTTTGTCGATCGAACCGTCTATACATATGGACTTAACATATTCTAACACTTTCTTCTTGTCCATATTCCCCCCACCTTCATGAGCGATCGGATAATATCCGGTGAAACCGTTGGATGAAACCGCGATTCCAATGACTTGTCCCCTTTCAGTAGGCCAACCTGGACCTTCTTTTATCAGCTCCGGATCACACGTCTCCAGATCAATTGAAACTTTATTATGCGTGCTCAGATCAGGAAAGGTGGTAGGCGCCACCCATTCTGAATTAATCTCTTTGAACATATCTCTCATCATTTGTTATTCTCCTTGTTTAAATTTTTAACGTGTTTCCTGGTTATTTCTCCCATAATGTCTCCTCTAGATTTAGGGTACTTGTCTTCCAGGAGAAGTTCAGCATAATGAATGACTTTTTCAATATCCTGTCTGCCTCCCTTGATGCTGTGTCGGGTAATATACTTGACAATGTTTCCTTCATACCATCCAAGCTTATTCCTGACGATGTAATGACTTGGCTGAATTGCCATTCTCTTATAATGATCCCCTCCTATTTGTTTTTTATGGGCATTCATATTATGAATCCTCCGTATCTCTGTGGCTGCACTATATGCAGTGCTTCTCTTGCACGGGTAGCCCCTACATAGAATACACGCGATTCATCATCCGCGTTCACTTCCATGGCTTCCTGCGCTTTTCGTGGCAGGTCCGTAAGAATCATTACATTATCCGCTTCTCCTCCCTTGGCACCGTGAATGGTGCTTAAGTTAATTCTTGCTTCCGTTTCTCCCGAATTATTTCTTGACTCTATTGCTCTTAAAAATTCTCTATCGCGATTTCCTACCTTATCAAAGGCCACGTCCCATGGTCGTCCTGACACAAGAAGTCCATGTTGCATCACCAGTTCCTCCATCTCATATTTCTCTTTTGCAGCTGTCTTTAGATGCTTGAATCCTCTTCCAATTCCCACTTCCGTGGACATATAGGAATAAATGGACTTGACTTCCGGCAACTCTATGTACTCTCCTTCATTCAATCTCTTCCATGCATCAACTGCATTCAACAGCTTTTGTGAGACAGGAAGATTGTTATTTCTTTTGTATAATAGTCCTTGCAGTCTTACATCCCGTTCAATCTCATCCAACAGATACTGTGTGCGCGCCGTTACGAGCCATGTGCCACTGTCCTTTAGATTAACACTCTCTGGATAGGAATGATATTGTAAGAGACCTTGTTTATTTGTTCCCCTCCAGCTCTTAGGCCTTCTGTTCCTTACTTTTCCAATAATCTGTTGTGATAAATTCTGTACAACCATGGGACACCTATAGGATTGTTCTAGAACTTTAGTTTCTCCTGGCATGTTAATTAGATGCTCCACGTCAGCTCCGGCCCATCTGTAAATGGCCTGATCATCATCACCGCTTATGTAAATTTGTTTTGAATCTTGAGCGATCTTGTCAATCATTCTCCACTGCAGTCTGCATAGATCCTGTGCCTCATCAACGAATACCATTTCCAGTTTAGGAACTGGGCCTGAATTGAGATAAAGCTCAATCATGTCCGTGAAGTCAAACAGTTCTTTCTTCTTCTTGAATTCTTCCAACGCTCTCTTCGCTCTTAACAATGCGTGCCAGGAAACATCTTGCAAATCAGAACTGTTGTAATGGTGCTCCAAGTCCAGGCATTTCATTCTTGCAAGATTAACTTCATTTATCAGTATGTTATCCGTTGTAACTATTCCACCGGATTCTTTTCCGTCATTGACATATCCTAGATCCATGCCGAATGCCTGCGCGAACTCCTTGTAGTTATCCCTTGACATCACCTCTGACTTGGTCATTCCAAGCTGGTGAAACGCAAAGGAATGTAGTGTTCTGAAGTAAGGAAGATGTTGCTCTTCCAGGTTAAACTTCTTCATCGCCCGGTCACGAGCCTCGTTCGCCGCCTTCTTGGTGAACGCGACGAATGCAATCCTGTCCGGCGGCGTGCCTCTGGCCAGTTCCTGCTCCACAAGCTTCAAGAGGTTGTGCGTCTTGCCCGTGCCGGGAGGACCTAGTATGATTTTAATTTTTGGCATCTAACTTCCTTAATCTTTGGTGCTCAACGTTATGGCAATTAGCACATAAAACAATGCACTTCCATATTTCCAATACTATCTTTTTAAAACGGCTAAGAGTGTTTTTCTGCATAGTACCAATGTCTCCTTTTTTTGTGGATGGATCAGTATGATGATATACCAAAGCGACGGCATGTTTTTTATATCCACAATGCTGACATCCTTTATGAAGTTTTTTCTTATCCACCCACGCATTAACTTTTTTTAAAAAATTAGCTTTACGGATTTTGTTGTTGTCACCTCTTTTATTAAAACTTTCTGGACTTCTCCAATGGGAATCAAAAATAAATCCGTCTTCTCTAACATCTCCCCATTTAAAATGATTTCCATTAGAATGGGGCACTGTCGACCTCCTTTATGTCAAATTCTGAATTTTGCTGTTGGTAAGCTGGAACGCTCCACACCCTAGTGGTGCGTCCCTTCAAGTTAAACTTGTCACTCTTGCCTTCAAGATCGTGCAGACGTGCGACAAGCTGTCCCCCGTTGTAGTGGGTGAACTTGTTGCGTGTGAGATAATCCTGCAAGTCCTTCAGTCTGAACCATGTCTTTCCTTCCTCCGTCCATGGCCTTCTAGTCAAAATCTCGTCCCTGTTGAGAGCCTGTGCGCGATCAGTGCAAAACTCCTGGAGGTAAGCTTCAAACTGACCGGCGACAGACCCATCACTTGACACCTCGATTTCGAGTGCGTTATCCATCAAGGCTTGGACTATCTCCTGCCATAGTGATTCCTTCATCTTCTGAGGCATGATGCGCAGTATGTCCATGCACTTTCTCTGAAACTTGCTCTGGATCTGCAACTCCTCAGTTGATAATTCTAAGCGATGTCCATTAACATCCAGGAACCATACACGCGGCATGGATAGCTGAACCGTCAGGGCACCAAATTCTATAGTTGAACCACCTCGTCCAATTCCATGTTTTCTTGTCCTGCACAGCTTTGAATTGCAGTAGGCGTTGATAGGTGGCTCCTTGCATCTGTAATTATAATCTTTTTTCTCCAGTTGTTTCTGGACAATGACAACTTCTTGGGCTGCTAGCGGCGGTGTCATATAACTTCTGTTATGCTCTTCGAGCAATGTCTTCCAGTTGTCCGGATCAAACTTCCTTAGATAAACTCCGGTGTTGAAGAGGCCGTTGTTCCTGGTTCCTTCTGGAAATCCTTGAGCGCACAGCTGCTGCAGGCACGGTGGACCATCCTTGATGACTTCGTTTGAAGTCTCAACTCCAATGGAATCAAGATCTTCCACGACATATCTTTTATACAGATTTATGAATTCCCGTAGTGTCGCTGCGGTGCCATCATCCTTGTAGGCGTAGCGAGTCGTGTTTCTTGAATTGTAATAGGGTAAATTTAAAAAATTTCCAAGGTCTCCCTTGGAGATCAGAATGCTTGACTGCTTCGGGAATACTTCAGCGGTGGAATATCCTAGATCCGCCTTGATCTCTTTTAATTTTTCTTGAACTAATTTTGCGGCAACAGGCTTTTTGGTGAATAAAAATAGGTGAAGGCCACCACTCTTTGATCTGCATGGTACAAGTGGGATCTTAAGTTTTCTGATTGTGTGGATTATTTTATTATAGTCAATAGGATAAGTATCAATATCAATACAACCCCATCTGGATGTGTTATCAGCCATGATAGGAATAATACCCAAAGAAGGGCCTTTACCAGCCAAATGCTCACTCCATAACTCTTCTGTAACAAGCTTTTTAACAATGTAAGATTTTCCCTCCTGCTTACCGTCAGCACGTTTCCCTTCGGATTTGTGCTGACCATAAGCTACATCCAATCCTTCAAATATAGATTTGAATTCTTCCACTAAACCTCCGGTTTACGAAAACGTACCTTAAAACGGTATGTCTTCGTCGCTTTCTTTTGAGTTTTGTGGAGCCTCTTTTACAGGTTCCCCCTCAATAGCAGGTTTAGCTTCGACTTCTCCTCTGGATACGGTGGTTGAAAATGATTTAGATTCATTATAGATATCAGCGTCTTCAACCTGACCGACTTTCTCAACTTGGTATCCGAACCAACTGCCTCGATCATTGGACTCACTAACAGTAGTAAGCTTGTAGATCATTGCGTATGTTGGCGGGGTAAAGCTCCCGGATGGACCCTTGACTTTTTGTGACAGCATCAGGCTGTTCCAACGTCTGCTCTTTTTCAATTGAGTGGACGTCATGCTGATAACAGCTTGCGCCCAAGTGCCATCTTTTGCCTGAACCATTACATAATGATAAGCAGTGGTGGCAATGTAGTTGCCGTTTGGCAATACATCCTTGAAAGTCATCTGGTCGCGCTTTGTTTGGGATAAGATCCCACTGTCAGCGCTGTGAGAGGAAACAAATCCTCCTCCGGACTCACGCGGTTTCCATTCCACGTATCGTAGTTGATAAAGTACAGGAATCACGCTTAATGAAACACTGACTTCCTGTGACACAGTATTGTAGAACTGTCCCACTTTTGCTCCTTCAACATGTTCCGCTTTTGATGGATTCAATTGCGGGCTGTTAGATTGAAGAATGTTGATGTAAGGAATAGCGATGTCCCTTGATAAATCAAGATTGCCGAATCCGCTTGCATCTTTTGAATCACTAGCAAGAACTGCTAGATCAAGTGCTGCTGGTTTTGCAACAGCTTGTGCTTTTCTTTTAGACGCTTTCGCGCCTGCTTTTTTCTTCTTTGCCATAAGGCCTCTCTCCTTTTAGTTTTTAATCGTTGTTTTTTGTCCGACGTAAGCGCCTAACAAGTCCATAGGCAGTTGCCTGCCTGCTTCATGTTGCTCACGTATAAATGCGCGAAGGGTGGAAGGTTCGACCCATTCACGTTGCGAGGATTGATAACCTTGCTCATTCAAAGTTTCAATCAGTCCTCTAGCTTTCTCATCTTCATTCCTCCCAAAGCTGCAAGAGATCTGGTTCTTTACTAAATCCCCAAATCCATTGTTTCTGAACCATTTGAAAGCAGCTTCTTTTTTATCTTCCTTTATGGAAGCACCATAGTAGTTCCCCACTTTGATGAGCCTGCCGTCAGCCAGTTTTAACTCTGCTAGTCCCACCTCTGCGAAGAGGTTGGGTAAAACATTTTCTGATAAATGTTTTTTATAATCTTTTTTCTTTTTTAATTCTTTTTCAATATCGCTGATCTCTTTATCGGTATCAGCAATGTCATTCGCTACCGCGCCAATCTTGCCCATACTGTTAGGGGCCGTGGCGCCGGCATCTTGTTGCATTTGTTTTAATAAGTTATTCATTTCTACCTCTCAAATCTATTTCTATATCATAGTATCGTTTTTCATCGCGGTCCCACTTCAGGACTTTGAACTTTCCTCCATTTACATCACTGGCAACCGCGCCAGCAAGCGCTATTATAGCAGGGTCTCCCATTAAAAGC